GTCTGTTAGACAAGTAAAATTAAATGTAAAATGAAAAATGCATTAGTATTGAATTTAAGTAAATCTCCTATAAGCACTAATGAAGATGGTTATAGGGAGGTTAGTCCAAAGGAATTTTGGAAACAGTTTTTAAGGTTAACAAGATCAGAGTTATCGGTTAAAGAGTTAGATGTATTATCTGATTATTTAACAGATGTTAAGTCTAAGGTACCTAATACAGTAATAACTTCTTTAACTAAGAAAGGTTATTTGGTTGATAAGGAACTTAGTCAGAATTTAGTTAAGCTTAAGGAAAACATTAAATCACAAAGAGTTAAATTAGTTTTTAATTATGAATTACATGGTACTGGATGAGATTATTAGAATACATAGTGATTTAATATCTAGAGGTATATTTCCTAAAAGAGTATATTTGAATAAAAATCACTTAAGAGCTTTACATGAGGAATTAGAAAGGCAGGTTTATACTATACATAGTTTGTCTATTATTGTAACTACTAAAGCTGGTATTTGGTGTGAATAAGATATATAATATTACGTTACAGTTAAATAAGAATCCTTTTCAAGTAGATGAATCTAATCCACATTATGAGCATTGGAAGCTAGATAATCCTGATGATTGTATTGTTGAGATGGAAGGTTACAAGTCTCTTGGTGGTACTCCCTTTTTTAATAGGATTTTTGTTTATCCTAGAGAATATACTAAAATAAATCCTAAAGGAAAACATGACGGATTTGCCTTACATACTGATAAGAATTTATCTTTACAAGATATTTTAAATGAGTGTTTTACTGGAGAAGCTGGATTTATACTACTTGATAATAAAGAAATAGTTTGGTGCAGTTAATGAGAATACATTATAATTCTAACTGTTTAATAGAAGCTATTAGATTTAAGTTCAGACTTAATTGTAAAATTTATATTAAGTTTGGTAGATTAAACTCTATGCCTCATTTTTACTGGAAGTATGACAAATGTTATTATCATTTTTGTGCTGATAATAAAAACTTAAGTTGTTTTAATCAGCTTTATTTTAAAGGAAGTATAAAACAATTTTATTATCATGAATAAATATATCAGAGATAAGTTAGCTAAAGATTTTAATATTTCACCCAAGCATGTTGAAGAGATTATAGCAGGATTCTATAGAGGTACTAGATACTACTTGGAACATGCAGAAGAATCTAAAGGTGGAATAATGATTAGTAAGTACATGAAGTTTACTATTGATCCTCATAGAGAAATGAGGCATATAGAACAAAAACTTTCAGAAGGTCAAGAACCTAAAAGAACAGAAGTGTTCTTTAATTTAATTAAATACAAACATAACAAAATTAAAACATCTAAGCGTGATGGCGAAAGACAGAAGAAAATCCAAGACTACCTTACTCAACGAAATGAGAAAGAACCAACCAATGTTGAAGACTCAACAAGAGAATGAAGAAAATACTATTACGGCTTTTAAGTATACGCCAGAGTATTTAGAACAAGCTAAAACTTACAATGCTAATATCCGTACATTGGATAAAACATATGCTGATCTTACTCCTATTAGACAACTTGTAGTAAGATGCTTTTTGATTGAGCCAGAAGTTACTGAATCTGGTCTTATTACTCCTTATAAACAAATTCTACAAGTACCAGCTGCTTCTGGACAACCGGGTAAGTGGTATGAATTTGAAACTGATTGGCCTTACAAGAATAAGGCAGTTGTAGTTGCTGTACCTGATGATACTTCTATTGTTAAGGTTGGTGACTTGGTACAATTAAGTCCACAAGCTATTCAGGTTAGAGTACTTGGTTCTGGACATAATGCAATGCCTGTTATTAGTAATCAGTTTGTACATGTAAACTCTAAAAATGAGGTTACTCCTAAAGATATTTCTGATCCTGATTATGGTTATATTTTAATTACTACTGCTGACATTCAAGTTAAATTGCCAGATGAGTCTAATTAATTATATAGTAGGTCAGTCAAGATTCTATCTATCTAAATTAAATCCTAGATTAATACGATTGCACATTAGAGAGCAGGTAGATTGGAGACAGTCTGCTTGTTCTCCTCAATGTAAATATGAAGCTAGATGCTGTGGATGTAAAACTCCTAATGTATTCTATGCTCCTAAAGCTTGTGGATATAACTCATATCCTAAGCTTATGAATAAACATACATGGGATTTATATAAGCAAGAGTATGAACGTAGATTAGAGATTCTTCATGAGTTTAAACTGTTTGTTGTATATGACAATTTAAATATTTATTATATCAATAAGTTAACCCCTAAAGAATTGTTTAATTTAAAGGTTAGACCAGAATCTATTACAACATCTAATGATGAATTTATAACACCTTTTGAGGATATATATGTGGAAGGAGACGGAATATAACTTTGGTAATGTTAAAGCTGGTACTACTTTAGAGTATACATTCGAGCATAATAGAGCTAAGGTAATTAGAAAATTTGAGGCTAGTTGTCAGTGTATACATACTTATCCTAATATTAATAGTGTTAGAGTTGTATGGAAAACTACTAGTGATATACTAGAATCATATGAATCACATAAGTTTGTGTATGTACATTATCAGAATGGTGAGATGGAAATACTTGAACTAAAAGCTACATTAATACCATGAATAAAGATAAGATAAAGAAGATAGGAGTTTGGTATAAATTTGGAGATAAAGCTTATATGAAGAATGAGGATGATTCAATTGTTGAATTACCTGCCCATGAAATATATAGTTGGGAAGAGTTGGAAGATGGAGAAATCTCTAATCAGGATCCAATAGATATAATTAGAAGGTGGAGAGAAAACATTGATAAAAACTTTTTTAGTGGTTTAGCATGATAGCAGGATTTACATATATAACTAAGGATTATTCAGATAAAGAAAACTTTTGGGAGATTAATCCACACATGGTTTATGTTGAACCTTTTGCTACTTTATACTCTCAAGATAAAAGTAAAAAGAAAGAACAGTCTTCTAAAGATATGTGGTGTGTATTATGGATGACAGATCCTGATGAACAAGTTAATAAGTATTATCGTATTCAAAAGCCAGAAAGGTTAGAAGTATGTAAAGTGTTTAATCCTGCATTTGATGAGACTAACTTCTTAATTCAGGAATGCATGGATAAATATGACTATCTTTGTTTATCTGCTGATGAAAGAGCTTATAAATTACAGAAGGATCAGCTTATTGAAATTACACAGTTCTTATCTCAACAAGTAATATCGTTTGATAACATTAAAGATATTATTGATCTTAAGGCTAAGTTACCTAAGATTTATTTAGACTTTGAGAAAGCAGAGAAGATGTTTATTAAGTTTAAAGCTGAACAGAGAATTATGGGTGGAAGGAAAAAAACATTAATGGAAAGAAAAGGTATTCAACCAGAAGAAGAATGAAAGAATATACTAAAGGTCAGAAAATGGCCGTTATGGAATACAAAGAACTCTCTAAAGAAACTAGAGATAAAGTGCTGAAAGTTAAGCAGCTTACTGCCGATTTAATTGATTTAGCAGAGTTATATAAAACATCAGATAACGCAAGAGAAATTGCATTAGCACAAACTAATTATGAGATAGCAATTATGATGTTAACAAAAGCTGTGATAAATGGATAAAGGATACATAATTCATAATCCTATTTATCCTAAAGCAGTAGTAGTATTTAGAGGAGATAGTAAGAAAAAGATGTTAAAGTTTTTTAAACAATCTTTTCCTGAACAGCATCATAAAGAAATTGAAGATAGATTTACTGCTGCATATAAAGGGTTTACTGTTATATTAGATTGTGGTGATGTATTAATTCATTTAACTAATGATGCTGGTACAGGAACTATTGTACATGAATGTTTTCATGCTGTAGAATTTCTATTTGAGTACTTAGGATTAGAATTTGGTAATCCTCCAAATGAAGCATATGCTTACTACTTAGCATTTTTAGTTAAAGAAGTAGTGAATAACTTATACGATGATAACTAATATAGAAGATCTTAAAAAGGATTTAATTGTAATTGAAAACATTAAGTCCTTTTTAATTGATATACCTAGAATTCATCCTGATAATCCAAGATATATTTCTTTATGGAACCAATATACTAAATGGTGTATTGATGGCTTTTGGGCATTTGATAATGGAGGTTGGAGGTATATGCCACCAACCTTATTTTTTTATGGTAACTTCTGGAAGATTAAACATACTTCTAAGACTACTAAAGTAAGAAGTTATATGAAGCCTGTTGTTAGGGATTTAGATTGGCATATTCATTATGCTTTCATTGAAGCACAAGGATTTTCAGGTTGGAAAAAAGATGACAGATACTCTGCTGATTGGGCATTAGTAAATGAAGAATTATATAAGGAATTAGAACTATCACATGATCCTGAAACAAGAGTTAGATTTAATGATCTACATTCTTCTACTGGTAAAAGAAAGATTTATATTCCTGCAAGAGAGTTGTTAAGAAGGCTTAATGGCGGTGATTATGGTAGAGCATTATATTATAATCCTGCACAGAATTTACAAATATTTGGATGTAGAGGCCGGAGGTAAGAGTTATGATGTTGCTGGTATATGTGGACATTGTTTAACACATGATGGTATTAAGTCTTTTACTAAAAAAGATTATGAAATGCCTTCTACAGCTGAAGTTGCTGTTGGTGCTGCTATTACAGATAAAAGTTCTGATTTAATTAAGAAAATTACTGAAGGATTATATCTAATGGGTACTGATAAAGATTTAGGTGTTTGGGGTAATCCTAGAGATGTAGATTATGAACCTAATCCATTTTGGAGATCATGGGTTGGTGATGTTAAACCAGGTAATAAGAAGAATCCTTTTAGATATGAGTATGAAGTAGATACTGCTAATGGTTGGCAGAAAGAAGGTACTGCTACAGCTTTATATCACATTAACTATTCGGAAAAGAAAGCTGATGGTGACCAAGCAGCTGCTGGCGGACGTTATAATATATGTGTATATGAGGAAGTAGGTTTAATGCCTAATTTCATTGACGCATTACAATCTAACGTTGGTACTGTATCTGTGGATGGTGAGCAAATGGGTGTACAAATAGCATTAGGTACATCTGGTAATATTGAATTAGTTCAACAGTCTAAGAAAGTATTTAATAATCCTAGAGATTATAATTTCTTGGCTTTTGATAATATTTGGGAAGATGATGAACATGCTAAAGAAATTGGTTTATTTCTACCCGTATATTTGTCTGATTTAAGGTTTAAGGATCAGAATGGTAATACAGATGTAGAAAGAGCATTAAAGTTTTATATGGATAGCAGAATGAAAGCTGCTGCTAAGCTGGATCCAGTTATTCTTCATAATGAGAAAATGAACTATCCTATTATTCCATCTGATATGTGGATTAGTAATAAAGGTTCTTATTTTCCTCAAATGGAGTTAACAGAAAGAGAGAGAGAATTATTAAAAGATAATAAGTTTAGAAGTTATAGACCTATAGATTTATTATGGGATAGTACACAACCTAATGGTGTAAGAGCAGATCTTAATCAAACTAAAGAACCTTTTTACGAGTTTCCTTTTAAAAGATCAATGGGTACTATTGAAGGTTGCCCTATTATATTTCATGAGCCAGAATATATTAATGGTAAGATACCAGATGATATGTACTTGTTTACATTGGATCCATATGTATCTGATGACTTAGATACTGGTGGTTCTGTAGGCGCTTTTTACGGATATTTAAATCCTAAGTATTGGAAACAAGGTTTTAAACAAACGATGGTATGTTCTTATGTAGGTAAGAATGTTGGTGGTAAAGATGGATTTAATGAGATATGTGAGAAGTTAATTGCTTACTATGGTAATTGTCCAAGATCATTTTGGTTTGAAGGTATTCGTGGTAATGTAAAAGATTATTTCTTAAGAAAGGATAAATTGTATTTATTAGCATTAGAACCTACAAGATCAAGAGGATCTAATGCTTATGCTAAAAAGGTTCAACAATATGGTGTAAATAGTATTACCAGAGAGTCTAAAATTGAAATGATAGATGACACTGCTGAATGGTTATTAAGTGTTTGTTGGGATAATAAGAGAGTAGTTGAAACTATTCCCTGTATATTTCTAGTTAGACAGCTTATGCAATTTGATTTAAAACAAGGTAACTTTGATGCTGTATCTTCATTTATTATTTTTCCATTAGCGCTTAAAGAAATTCAACATGTTAGTGAACAAGAAGTAAAAAATAAAAATAAACATAATCCTTTAGCTATTATTTCGATGAATCCAAATATGTTTAAAGGAGATGAAACACAAAGAGTAAAACAAAAATATGAGCAGATTAATCAACAATACAGATAAGATTGCTGGTGTGTTAGAAGGTGTAAGAAAAGCATCTAATATTATAACTTCAACTATGGGTGGAGTAGGTAAGAATGTTTTAATGTATGAGAAAGGAGATTTATCTTTTACTAAAGATGGAGTTTCTGTAGCTAAGAAAATTCAATTTAATGATTCAGAGATGGATGCTGGAGCACAGTTGTTAATTAATACAACTAACAAAACAGTATCTGAATGTGGTGATGGTACTACGTTAACTAGTTTGTTGACTAACGAGTTTGTTAGCAGATTATTTAAAGAATGTGAAAATCAACCAGTGAATGATCTATTAGATTATGTAAGAACAGAAATTGAGAATATTACTACTCAATTACAAGATAGTTCTACTAAGATTGAATCTTATGATGATATTTATAAGATTGCTTTAACTTCGTCCAAGAGTCATAATATTGCTAGTTTAATTGAACAGATTTATAGAAAGACTGGATTTGGTGCTAGAATATCAGTTGAGTTATCACAGCATTATACTAAGACTTATTATGAAGTATCTGAAGGTTTGTCTTTTGATTCTCCATTTGTAAATCCTGGATTTGCTAATATGCAGAACGGATATTGTTCTTTTGAAAATCCACAGATTCATATTATGAAAGAATCTATGAATGATACTAGAGAGTTCATGCAAATTGCAGATCATTATCACGGTTTAAAGATTCCTATTGTATTAATTGCTCCAGGATTTTCTGATGGCATTATTAAGTATGCATTAACACATAAGCAGAACTCTGGAATGCAAATCTGTTTAATTAAAACCCCAGGTTGGGGAGCATCTGTACAAGAGAATATTAAAGATTTAAGTACGTTCTTAACAGGTGTTGAAGCTAATAAGATTGTTGTAACACCGTTTGAATTTATTGTCTATAATAGACCAGATAAAAAGAAAATTAGAAATAGGATTAAACAACTTACAGCTAAACTTGAAGTTGAAACTGAAGACTATCTTATTTTAGATTATCAAAAAAGAATTAGTAATTTGCAACAAACATCTGCTATTATATATGTAGGTGGTATTACAGAAAAGAATGCTAAAGAAGAATTTGATAGAATTGAGGATGCTGTTGGAGCTTGTAAGTCTGCTTTAGTAATGGGTTATTCAGAAGGTCAGGGAATTGCATTAAAGAAATTATCTTTGAATTATGATAATTGGATGAAGGATATTCTTGAGTCTGCTTATCATACTATTTTAGGTAATGCTAATCTTCCTACAACTGCTCAACTTATACCATATAATGTAAGAACTAGAGAGTATGATCCTAATTTGATTGATCCTACTTTAGTACTTGTATCAGCTTTAAAAAATAGTTTTGCGTTAGCAGAGCTTTTAATAAATACATCGTTTATACTACATGATTAATACAAAGATTTCAGAAAGTAAGAAGTTTGAAAAGGATGGTCAATGGTTCAAAGATTTTATGAATCATTATATTCCATTTCAACTCCCTTACCACGAGGATTATGAAGTAATGTTGAATTCGTATAAAGTAGTTAACAATGATCTATCGGGTTACAGGGAGCAATTAGAAGCTTTCTGTAATCCATTAGGTTTATCTGTTGGTGAAATTGAAGAAACAGTATTACCTTATCCTGAACTTAGAAACAAAGTTAATATTCTCAAAGGAGAAATGTTAACTCGTAAGGACACATTTCATATTATGTTATTGTCCAGTAAGGCTATTAAAGAAAAGAATGAACAGCTACTTAATGCTATTAAAGAGTCTGTTGATGAAAAAACTGCTATTGATATCTCTAAAATGGAGATGGAAATGCAAGGTATGTCTCAAGAAGAAATTCAAAAGTTTACACAAGAACTTAGAACTAAGAATGAACCTGAAGACTTACTAGTTAAAGATTTTATGTCTGAATCTGAAATATTCTATAACAAGGCTATTAAGTTTTGTGAATATAATCAAGATATTCAAGATAAGAAAAGTCAAACGTTTGAAGATGTTATTGCTACTGATAGATGTTTTATCTATTCAGGATGGAAACATGGTAAACCTTATTTAGAGATTAGGAATCCTCTTACTGTAGGATTTCATAAGAATCCAAATGAAAGATATATTCAACATTCAGATTGGGTATGGTATACTAAAGCAATTACAGTTACTGAAGCACAAGAATGTTACAATTTAACTGAAGATGAAGTTAATCAGTTAGGTGTATCTGTTACTAAAGGATTAAGTCATAAACATGATGTATTAGCTGGCAAGGCTGAACCTGTATGGGATCATTCTATCAAGAATATGCAGATGTCTATGAATCATAATATTAGTAATGATAAGACTAAAGGTTTAAATGAATCTCCACTTAATGCTTTACATGCTTATACTGATTTAGTATGGGAAACTCACTTTGAGTTTAAAGCATTTAAAGAAGTAATATTTTTAAGTTACAGAGATGAATATAACTTTCAGATTGTACTACCTGTATCTAGTGATTACAGTATTCCAAAGGGCGCTAAGAAAGAAAAGTTTTTAAATAGATTTGACCAAGAGTCTGAAAGATATGTTTGGTTTGATAAAAAAATGGATACTGAATTTACAGCAGAGAAAATATGGATTCCTAGAAAATATGAAATTATTAGATTAGGTGGTGCTGTATATCCTATCTTTAGAGAAGTTCCTTATCAATATACTAATATTGAGGATCCGTTTGGATCATTTGAATTATCTACTAAGGGGGCTATCTTTAATGCAAGAAATACCAAGTCTGTTAGTTTAATTCAGCACGCTTTACAACCTTACTTTCAATACTTGTATGTTAAGCACATTCAGAATAGAGAGTTAAGTAAATACCAAGGTGCTATTCAATCTATTGATATAGATCAGATTCCTGATAAGTTAGGTGAAGATTTATATGGCAATGAGATTAGAGATAAGCTTGCTACTTATTTAATCTATCTTAAGAAAACTAATAAAGATATTTATTCTGGTAGTCAGACTAGTTTAGGTGGTTTACCTCCTGCAACAAGAAGTCCTGGTTCTAATGGATATTTAATTGGTACTGCTGTAGAGTTAATGAATCTTCAGCAATTACTTGAGATGTTGAAAAGAGAGATTAGTATGGCAATGGGCATTAGTCCTCAAAGAGAATCTAACTTTGTTCCAGGATCTAATGTCAGTGACAACCAGCAAGCTATCACACAGTCTTATGCTATTACAGAACCTTATTTCTTTGCACATAGTCAGATATGGAAAGCTGCTATTAATGACTGGTTGATTAACTTTAGAACGTTTTGCAAAACACAGTTTGAAGTACATAATCTTAAGGATTTATCATTTCAATATTGGTTACCTGATAATACTTCAGAGTTACTTAAAGTTACTCCAAGTTCTGTTAGTCATTCAGACATTGGTTTATTTTTAACTAATAGTACGATTAATCAGAAGTATGCTGATTTAATGTTGCAGAATTCTATGGCATTTGCGCAGAATCAAGGCGAAGGTATTAGTGCGGTTAGTGGTATTATTAAAGATATTGTATCTGGCGCTTCACCTCAAGAAATACATAAACGTATTATGATTCAGGAGAATAAGATTCATGAAAGACAGATGCAAATGCAACAACAGCAAATTGATGCACAGAAGGAAGCTCAACAGAAAGAACTTGAGAATCGTGAAGATATGCAGAAGTTTGAGATTGAAAAGATTGTTACTAAAGCTATTGAAGATAGAGACACTAAATTACAAGTTGCTGCTATTGGAGCTTTAGGATTCTCTGAAGAGAAAGATGTTGATAATGATGGTGTTCCAGATGTTATAGAATTAATGGATCATGGTCTTAAAGAAAAGAAACTTGCTTTAGATATTAAGAAGCAAGCAGATGATGTAAGATTAAAAGAAGAAGAAATAGAAATTAAAAAGAAAGCATTAAATAAAAAACCATCTAAATAATGGGATTAATTTATTGTACTACTAATTTAGTTAACGGAAAGAAATACATAGGTAAACAAATTAATGAAGGAAGAAAAACTTATCTTGGTAGCGGAATATATTTTCAAAAGGCTATTAAAAAATATGGTAGACAAAACTTTCAAAAAGAAATCTTAATTTCTGGAATTGAGTGTGAAAAAGAATTAGCTGAAATAGAAAAATATTATATTGCTTTTTACGATGCTGCAAAATCAAAAACCTATTACAATATTGCGGATGGAGGTGAAGGAGGATCAGGTATTAGAACATGTAACTTTACACCAGAATTAAGACAAATTTGGAGTAATGCGGCAATAAAAAGACTTACTTCATGGGAAAAACGGTCAACATCCTTTTATTGGTTCTAGGAAAGGAATTAAAGAAACAGAAGAACAACGAAGAAAAAAGTCTATTGTAAGAACAGGGATACCTCTTCCACACAAAAGAAAACCTGTTATACAATATGATTTAGAAGGTAATTTTATTCAGAGATTTGATAGTGGTGAAATAGCAATAAAAGAATTAAACCTGCCTATTGCTGGTAGTAGTCACATTACAATGGTTTGTTCATCAAAATATAATAGAAGAACTGCCTTTGGATTTATATGGAAGTATGAAAATGAATAAAAAAAGCTAATAAACCTTCTTCAAAATAATTGTAGCTTATAAATAGTTTTGATGAATTGGGTAATTACGTTATTCTTTTCACAAAACTATTTAAGCTAATTTACTTTATAAAAAAATACATACTTAAATTTGTATTATGGAAAATGAAAATACATATGATCTCGATCTGGACTTTGAATTAGTCCCACCAGTAGTTGAAGAAACTATTGAAGTTCAGGAAGATGCTCCTGAAGTAGAATTACAAGAAACACAAGAAGAAGAGATTGTTCCAGAAGAAACTATTGATACTGATCCTATTGCTACAAGTGTATACGAAACACTTGTAGAGAAAGGCTATATTCAAGCAGATGAAAACTTTAATGGAACATTTGAGTGGCTTGATAGCCAACTTGAAAACTTACCTGCTAAATTTTTAAATGAAGCTATTCAGGAATTACCTGATGACAGTAAAGCAGTATTTCAATTTATTGCTGCTGCTGGAGACAATATTACAAAAGAAGAACTTATTAAGTTTGTTAAAACATGGGAAGAAGAATCTGCAATCTTAGTTGAAACTGAAGATGAAGCTATTGAATATCTCCGTGGTAAATATAAAACTCTTGGATGGAGAGATAAAGTAATTACTACACAACTTGAAGATTTGGAAGATAATCAAGAGTTGATGACTGAAGTTCAGAAATATCTAGATGAAGATAAAAAACAAACTCAAAAATTAATTGAACAAAAAACTTTACAGAATCAAGAAGCTGAAAAAAATAGACAACAGTTTTATAATTCTGTACATGAAGAAATTAAAAATCTTAATTACGCTCCTAGAAAAGTAGAAGCTATTAAACAAGTAATTCCTAGAAGTCAGCAAATCTTTACAGAGATTGCTAAAAGCCCTAAAGCTTATACTCAACTAATGGATTTACTTACAATGTTTAATGGTAAAGAGTTTGATCTTGAACCTATACGTAAGCAAGGTCAATCTAAAGCTACTACTGCATTAGGAGATGCTATTAAGAAAAACAGCGTTAGTTCTGCTGGTACAAAAACAAAATCTACAGAAGCATCTTCATTTAATAGTAAACAGTTTGAAGTTGTTGTTGATTAAAAATAGTAATATAAATTAAAAAATGGTTAGACAAAGCGCACTAGTAGTTGCGGATCATAAAGCACACGGCGGATCTTATTTTGATTCTCTTACCCACGCTTCCATGTTTCGTTCTTACAAACCTCATGATTTCGGTGTTATGACATCGAGATTATTCTCGTCTGAAGTAGGTTCAGACCTTATTAATAAGAAATTTACTTATTTCACAATTGCACAGAAAAATGTGTATGTTCTTCCAGGTGGTACTGATGATTATACTTGGTATACAATGGGTGATACGGATGTTGAATTCCGTATGACTGAACTTTTGGTAGATCCTGCTTCCCAACCGGGTAAAGGTGGATTACCTTTCCTTATTGCTTTAGATAGAAACTGGTTGCATGAACCAGCTGTTATTAAACTTCAAGGTTCTGACCTTCCTTTACTTAAGGTGCTTGGTCAACCAACTCAACGTTCGGCTAATAGCTGGCAGTATCAAGTTGAATTGCAAGATGGTGATGTAAACTCTTACATGCCTATTCAATATCTTCAACCTGGTATGACTGCTGTTCGTGTTACGTCTTTTGTATCTGATGAATTAAATACGAAATATGCACCTGACCAATATGGTGATATGTTTAAGTTGTTCAACTGGACTGCTAACTATGCTAATAAAGCAGAGTTTACAGATAAGTTTGTACGTACTGAAATTGCATGTCGCAAAGGTCAACGTCCAATGCCTGAAAATTCCAGCTATAGTGTAGGTGGTAAATCTTTCAAAGGTAACGCTTTAACTTCGGGTTATGTTTATCAAACTAATTACAAAGATCGTAATAGTGGTAAAATGATTTCCCAAGGCACTTTCATTTCTAATGTTGAGACTCGTCTTGAAGAAAGAACTCAAATGGATAGAGAGTATGCAATGGAATTTGGTAGACTTCAAAAAACTGTTGACCATGATTCGGGTAGAGCAATTAAAATTCCTGCTGGTTGGAGACAGCTTTTAGACTCATTAGTTTGTAATTAAAGATGAAGAAAGCAATAATTTATTACTCTAAAAAAGGGTACACTGTAACACAAATTGCTGAAAGATTAAAAGTAAGCAGAACTACAGTACATACAAAAGCACAAAGTATTTTCATTCAATTAAATATTGAAGAATCTCGTGTTATTGCTTGGGGAAGAATTATAAAAAAACTTGTTAAAAGAGGTTATAGAGATAAAGAGATATCTAGTCTACTAAAAATTAGTAGAAACTATGTAAATGAAGTAAGAAATATAATTGGTATAAAATATCCTGAAATTAATTTAACAAATAAAGAGAAATCCTTATTAGTTGGAACATTATTAGGAGATGCTTATATTAGAACTGAAGGAGAAACATCAAGATTAGAATTACATCATTCAACTAAACAGATTGAATATTGTAATTGGAAATGTTCAATGCTTCCTTCGCTATTATTTCAAACTAGATATTCTAATTGTTATAGTAAAAAATATCAGAAAACATATTATTCATATAAAGCAACAAGTCCTAGACTTTCTTGTTTAAATGAATTTAGTTATACAATTAAAGGTATAAATTCTGATTGGTTAAAATATTATAATGAATTATCTTTAGCAGTACACTTTATGGATGATGGAATGAAAACCGGAAATTCTTTTAAATTGTGTACTCATTCTTTTAGCAAAGAAGATTTAAAATGTTTTGTGAAATACTGTTCTGATAAATTCGGAATTGTGTGGACAATAACAAAAGAAAACAGTTTATATCTTCCCACCAAATATGCTTTAAAATTCAGATCAATAGTTAAGCCTTTTATACATCCAACATTGATGTATAAAATTGATTAACGGATGGGCTGTCTATAAAATTCCTTGAATTGCGGGAACTGCCTAAAGTTCTAACTACTAACTTATTATAGTGATATAAATAAGGGCGAGAATAATTACCTCGACATAGTAAAAAGGTTAGAAATACTACAATGGCAAATCCGCAGCTAAGTATCTTAGAAATAAGATAAAAGTTCAACGACTAATCAAAGTAATCTAAACAGGTAATGCTGTAGAAGAAATGGACACGAGCGGGGAAAACTTAGAAATAAGTTAAGATATAGTCTAATCTTATATGAAAGTATAAGCATCAACTTAAAACGTTGATAAAATCAAGTAGTGATGTTGCGTCCGCGATGGTCACTACTTGGAACATAATGGTAACTTGAGTTTATCGGATATCTTTGAATTCTTGAATAACATCTTCTTGACCAGAAAAACATTTAAAAATCGTGAGATTAAAATTGCAACTGGTGAAGGTGGTATTGACTTCTTAAGTCGTCTTATTTTCCAAGAATTTAGTTCTATCGTAACTATCGACACATTACTTGCTGCTAAACGTACTGATGGTATGGGTGTGCATGAAAATGAGTTGGAATATGGTGGTCAATTTACGAAAATTAAAATGACTAACGGTATTACTGTTACTATGGTTTATGATCCAATGAAAGACAATCGTCAATTGTTCCCTGAATTGGCTCCCGGTACTAACCGTACTTTGGAATCCTTTGCTATGGTTATCTTTGACTTCGGTGTTACAGATCAGACTCCTACTTCTGCTGGTAGTAAAAATAACATTTGCATGGTAATGCAGGATGGTATAGAATAATTCTATACTGTTGGTAATGTTTATAACTTTGAAACTGGTGCAGAGAATAGTGGTGCTAATACGTATGGTACTAACAAAGAACTTGGAATTTACAGAGCTATGAGTGGTAGCTTAGCAGTTTGGGATGTGTCTCGCATTGGCAGGATAGCTTTTGTACCCGGAGTTTAAAAATTAAAAAAAGAATTTCAGTTAAAATGGTAACAGAAATAAAACAAGAAATAATTAATAAGTACTTACAAGGATTAGGTATTTGGTCTTTAAAAAGAGAATATAACATTACTGCTACAACAGTTAAAAATATTCTTAAGGAAAACAACGTTAGAATTAGAGGATATAGCGAATATAATTATCGCAGATTTACTTTAGATGAAACTTGTTTAGATCAAATTGATTCTGAATTAAAAGCCTATTATTTAGGTTTTTTCTTTGCAGATGGTTGTAATTATTATAAGAGTAATTATAAAAACAATTTATACAGAGTTTTAATTAGGTTGCAAAAAGAAGACGAATATATATTAGATATATTTCGTCTTCTTTTATTTAAAACAAATAAACCATTACAACATATTAACAGAAGCAGTCAAAATCCAAGATGGAAAGATATTTCCGGGCTGGAAATACAATCAAAGAATATTTCAAAAAAGTTAAACGAATATGGAGCAACCGATCATAAATCATCTACTTTAAAGTTTCCTACTTGTATTCCAGAAAACTTAATGAATCACTTTTTACGAGGGTATTTTGATGGTGATGGGTTCATATCTGATTATGCTCCAAAACCTGGTAGTAGACCTCGTTTTAGTGTTGTTGGAAACAAGGATTTTATAGAAGGGTTTCAAAAAATTATTATAAATAATGTAGGGTTAAATCAAAATAAGCTGATGTTAAAACCTGGTACACCATTTATAAGAATCTTAGAATATGGTGGTACAAATGTAGTTAAACAGATAAGAGATTATTTGTATAAGGACGCTGTTTTTTTTCTGGAAAGAAAAAAGAAAAGATTTGATAAAATTTAAAAATAAGAAAAATTTAGCATGAAAAGCACAACAATTTTATTTGTATCTCCTGTACCTAGACAGCCTAGTCAACGGATGTGATAAACAAAGATACTCTTATATTGATCCTGTAACACAAGAACTGAAAACAGGAGAAAACATGGGTAAAACCCGTGAGACTGGTACTGAAGCCAGATATATGTTTCAGATTAACTGTAACAACAATAAATATAATACTGGATTAGATGAGAAAATTCCTAATCCTTATTTAGATTTAAATCCTGATTTTGTAATGAATGAATACGGTCTTCCTGCTATCTGGAGAGATGAAGTAGAGAAGATTGTTAAACAAAAAGAAATTACAAAACAAACATACTATGAGATTAAGTTTGGTACAGATCCAAATTACTTAACCTCTAATTTTAATCCTGAAAGTTCTGTATTCAGATTTACTCCAGGTAAAGAAGCAAATGTAAAAGCTAGATCTTATAGTTATATTGAAACATTCTATATAACATTGTATGATCGTGCTAATAGGTTTACTGATGAAACCTTGAGACAAGCTATTGCAATTCAACTTATTAAAAATCATAGCAAGATTGCTGCTGATAAAAAAACATTAAATCCTGTTGCACATCACTATTATGTTTCTGAAGAAAATGAAGCAGAAATGGAGAAAATGCGTAAACAAGATGTTATTGACAGAGCAACTTATGAGAAATTTAAATTGCAAAATGAAGCATCTGAATTCAAGAATTATCAAGTTGCTTCTATGTGTACAACAGTAGATTTTAAACCTATTGTTAAAGGCTCTGCTACTAAAGAACAAGTTAAGATTGCTCTTAACAACTATTTAGCTGATGGTAGAGATCAATTAAGAAACATTGACAAATTCTTGTCTGTTGTAGATTTAACAAAAAATCCTGAATCAAAAGATATGTTTGAAGTTAAATATCTTATTGCACAATGTTATGCAAATGAGATTTTAACCAGACGCGATGGATATACATTTTGGAAATCTAAAAGTAACGATCAATCTAAGTATAAATGGACATCTGATGATGCGTTTGTAAGTTTTATTATTTCTGAATATAACTCTTATAATCCTCAAGAAGATACCAAAAACTGGTGGAAAGATCTTTATGATGAGGCAAGTAAAAAAGACATTTGGTTAGATTAATATGGACATTTCCAGAATACATTATGAAACAAAGTTTAGATTTAATAAACTTAATTCTAATCATAAAGGGGATCTATTCCCTGAACAAATAGATGATGCAATTAATAAAGTTTCTGACGACTATGTAGAAATATTTTATTCTGGAAATGCAACCAAAGAATACAAACTTGGATTTGAAGTAACTCAACAAAGAGTTGACATGCTTTCAAGCTTGGTTGTTCCAGAAAAATCAATAAGTCCTACATTAGTTAGAACTAATGTTTATAAGGTTGCATTAAACAATCTTACTCCAAAATATAGACACTTCTTAAGAGGTTGGGTTGTACCAACTGACTGTGATTCAATTCCAATTACTATTGTTAGACATAATGATTTAGATAAGAAATTAATTGATCTAAATCAAAAACCTAGCTTAGCGTGGAATAGATGCTTAGCGGTATTTAAGAATGATGGTTTATATCTTTATACTGATTACACAATAACTTCAGTAGTTATTGAATATTTGACAAATCCTGTTAAAGTTTTTTCTGGTGGTTACGATTCATTAGAATATATCAATGGTGATACTTCAGCTTATAAAGTAGCTGATCCTAAAGTTCAGTCTAATTTACCTGAACAATACCATGATTTATTGGTTGATATGATAGTACAATATCTAGCTAGAACTTTAGAAGATACAAATAAATTTAACTTGCTTAAAGAGCAAGTACAATCCAAAGTTTAATTATGAATAAAAAAACAAATAAACTCTCGATGGATGCTATTTTGGTTGCTACTGGTGACCAAGCTCTTGCATCAGGAGTTCTTACAACTTCGGGTAATGCACTCAATATCCAACCTGGACAACTTGGTGTTATTTCCTTTGACCCAACTAGTTCTGTAAAGGCTGTTGGTGCTTATCTTGCCTCTGGTGATGATTCTAATGAAGTACAAGCTATTAAAGTTGTACGCGGTACTCCAGCTTCTGTTAATACTCTTTTGGCTAGTCCTTGGGGTGTAACTGATAAAGCTCTTGTAGAATCTGGTACTATTAGAAAAAACAAAATCTATTCGGTTGCTGTTAAGAAATATGCTCCAGCAGTTTATGGTGGTGCTGCTTTTACTAACTTCCCTACTCTTGCAAATGATGGACAATATGGAATTTATGTAAAACTTGATAGTACTCGTATTGAAAAAGAGTATAGCACATTGAATGATAACGTTCTTTGGGGTTCTGCACCTAAAGTAAACTTTACCACTGCTGCGATTGCTCAACCTCTTGATTACGTTCTTACTAACATTATGACTACCTTGAACAATCAAAGTGTGGCTGTAAGTAAGAATGGTAAAAAAGGTAATGATCCTTTTGTAGTATTAGGTGTTAAAGTTGGTGGTGGTTCTGGTCAAGTAATTGGTACTATTACTCCTGCTACAACTCTTACATTCCAAACTGTTAATGGTGTTGCTCAAACATTGAAATCTAGTGTTGAACTTTGTTCTACCTTAGCTCGTCTTGTTTTAGATAATGCTCAATTGATTGCAACCTCTACTATTGAGAATGTTGATTTAAGTACCGCTGGTGCAGCTGCTAAAATTGACGCTCTTATTGTAATTGGTCTTCCAGGAACTCCTGCTGCTATCTATGACAACATTGAGCAAGTACAAACTAAAGTAACTGGTAGTGCTGCTAAAGATTTCTTGAATGGTGTTGATCCTACTGTTTCGGTAGTTAACCCTTCTGAAGGAACTGGTCATGGTACTAAATGGAAAATTGAAGAAGATTGGAGAGCAAGAGTTGGTACTTTTACTAATCAAGTTCAACCAATGGGTGATTGGTTCTCGCAAGGTGTTAGTTATGTAGATGCTACTAAGAACTATAGTTCTTATATCATCGACTACTTTGATACTGAAGAAACCTTAACTACAACTGAAACTGATCCTAAGAAAGTAACTATTCTTTTCAGATCTGAAATTCCTTCTAGCTTTACTGTAAACGTAAATAACATTATCACTCGTATTACGGCTGGTAGTAGTTATGTGCCAACAGTAACTTCTAATGATGGTGGAACTGGTACAGCATCAGCTACAACGGTAGCTAGTGTTGAAGCAATCCTTTCTGCATGGTTAGAACATGCAAGAACCACTGGTATTGGCTTTGCTGTAATTGGCGATGCTGTAGCAGGAGGTACTTACCTTTCCTAATTTAATCAATCTTGATGCTGAATGTGGGTTAACTCCTGCATTCAGCATTTTTAATTTATACAAATGGCAAAAGAAATTATTCTTGGCAACAATGTTGTCAAAACAAAAGTCAGTACTCAATTTGGTCCAAACACTGTTCCTTCTGGAGCTTCTAATGAAGGAGTTAACTTAAGAGAACAAATACAAGAATGGATTGATGATGGCGATCTAGATACTGGTGCTGGAGGTTCTCCTGGTTCTGGTAATTTAAGTTTGGGAACTATTACAAGTACAGGAGTACCAATCTTAATTGATACTGGTACTGATGTTACTTTACCAGCAGCTACCACATCTTTAGCTGGTGTTTTAACAGCAACAGATAAAACAAAATTAGATAATCTTACAAACTATACAAATGAAGAGGCTCAAGATGCAGTAGGTACTATTTTAGTAGATTCTGCTGATATAGACTTTACATATGATGACTCTACACCTTCTATTACAGGTATTCTTACAAATACTGCTGTAACTCCGGGAACTTATGGTTCTGGTTCTGGTAATGCATATGCCAGATATGCGGTAAACTCAAAAGGTCGATTGACCTTTGCAGAAACAACATCTATTAATATTCTTTCTGGTGCAGTAACAGATTTTAATGAGGCTGTTGATGATAGAGTTAATAGTCTTTTAGTTGCAGGTTCTAATGTTACATTAACATATAATGATGCTGCTAATACTCTTACAATTGCTGCCGCTGGATCTGGTGGTTTAACAGATGGTGATAAAGGTGATATTGTAGTTGGTGGTAGCGGTACTACTCTAACGGTAGATACCAATGTTATTGATAATACTAAGTTGGCTCAAATGCCAACGCTTACTATTAAAGGTAACAATGCTGGTACTACAGGTAATGCAGTTGATTTAACTGCTGCACAAGTTAGAACAATTCTTGCTTATACGGCAGGTTTAATTACCAATACACCATCTGGTAATATTGGTGCTACTACTGTACAAGCAGCAATTATTGAATTAGATAATGAAAAACAAAGAATATTTAAAGTACAGGATGAAGGTGTAGATACTGGTTCTTTTGGTAGTGTTAATACTATTAACTTTGCTGGTACAGGTGTATCTGCTGCTGAAGCTGGAGGTGTTGTAACTGTTACAATTCCCGGTGGTGGAGGTGGTTCTTCGGTTACTACAGTTTCATTAAACTCTAATAATGCAAGAGCAACTTATATTACATTATCTGGTACTCCAGTTCTTACATTAACTAAATCTGCTGGTGTAGCTACTTTAGGTGTAACTGGTGGAACAATTAAGCTAATTGAATTGTTTGACAATCTCCAAGTTGGTGAAGTAGTTGGTAACTCAATTCGTTATGACTTTGTGGGTACTGGTACTAATAAATTTGATGCTTATCCTACTTGTACTAAGTATACTGTTAACTCTGCTACTCCTACTGTTGTAAACTTAGGTGATGTTGGAGATCAACAAGATACTGATAATACTCCACCATTCTTATTTGGTGATTTTGTTCTTACTGGACAGGGTAGTATGTCAGCAAGAACTAGTAACATTACTGCACAGATTTACTTAAAATTCACATGGACACAAAAATAAAAATACTTATATTACTGTTGTTTTCAGCATTTACAACATTTGCTCAAACTCCGGGTATTAACTTCGCTGCTAAATTCAATATTACCTCTGCTACAGGAGGTGATCCATATAATATTACAGGTATTGTATTAGATGATTTGTCTAGATTTACTGGTTCTGATGTTCAAGTAAATGATTCAATTTATGTTATTGATGGAGATCAGTTATATGTTTTAGCAGTAACTTCCATTACTTCTGTTGTTGGGCCTACAGTAACATTAGTTGCTAATGATCCTAATAATGCGGGAGTATCTATTCCTACTGGTCAGGCAGCAATTTGTAGACCAACAGATAATTACAAATTACCTTTATATATTTCTGGTCTTAGAGATGACTTGAGATCAATGGTAATGAATAGACAAGCACAATTAATAGATGATATAAATGGATCTGCTGTTAGTGCTATTACAGACTTTACTTCTGCTGGTGTAAATGTTCCTCCATCTCCTGCTGCTAGTTTAAATGGTGGTGAGACTTGGAGAAATATGACTACTGGTGAGTTATGGGGTTCTGATGGTAATGTATGGTATCCTTATACCAGAGGCCCAAAAGAGTGTCAAGATACTGTTTTAGTATCTGCTATTACTGTACAATCTGGTGGTTCTGTAACAACTGGTTCTCCACTTATTAGAAACTCTAGTGGTGTATGGGAACATATGTATAATCATCCTTCTGGTTTAAACTTAATTCCAGATGGTGTAGTTACTGATATTATTGTTGGCGGTAAAGCGATTGTACAATATTGTGGTGTAAGAAAAGGTTCTGGTGCCACACCTAATACTTCTTACTATGTTAATCAATCTATTAGTACTGGTTTTACTACCACTAAACCAACTACTAATATTAGACCTTTAGGTAAGGTTGCTAGTAATGGTGATTTTCTTATTAATGCTGGATTGTTGTTTAGTAGAGATAATGCTTTAAATCAAATAGATTCATATTTGGGAGATTTAATATATTCAACAAATTATTATACCACAACTTCTGATTTCACAGCCGTCAATACAACCCCCGTGGCACAGGATGGATATATTAGACTTTCTGGTGGAGACGGATCAATTAACAATTATTTAACACTCAATGTCACTCCAATTACAGATGAGAATCTTGTTATATCGGCAACGTATAGAATGTCTGGAAGTACATCAGTGAATGGAATGGGCATTGGTAAAAGATCTATAAACAGTTGGTTTCCTGTATCTGTTCATGGCACTTTTGTACCAAACAATAATTCTATATCGTTATGGGTTACAAGTTCGTCTACAAAAATTTCTGAAGTTTTTCTTGGGTATACCCCTGCTATTGGAGATATTTTAAAATTAACCTATATTGAATCGGAAGATCAAGTTAGTTTGGTGTTTGAAGATTTAACACAGAAAAAAATTAATATCATAAATGCTTACGATAATTATCTTGTTGGTTCTTCATTTTTATTACCTAATACTGGTGTACCTGCGGTTTATAACCAATCAGGTACAATTGATTTACTTTCATTAAAAGTATATACTTCTTCAAGATCTCCATATATTGTTACTATTGGTGATTCTAAAACAAAAGGTGGTTCTTCTGGTGGTAGTACTTTAAGATACCCATCACTTCTTTTGAATAAAGGTAATACTCAAGTGTTTGCGGGCAATGGTGATAGAACAATAGAAATGGTACAATCTATTGTGTCAATAGCAAGTAAAAAACCTAAATACGCTATTTTAAATTTAGGTCGAAATGATCTAGCATCATCCGTTTCATCTGGTACTTGGCAAACAAATTACACAAGAATAGTTGATACTTTAGAAGCATATGGTGTTGATGTAATACATTTACTTCCAATTCCTGAAAAATCAGGATTAGATCAATCTTCATTAAGAACTTGGATACTTGCTAATTATTCAGGAGAAACAGTTGACACTACTGGTTTTGTTCGAGCAACAATGGTGTCCACAGATAATATACACCCTAACGAACTCGGATATAAACAAATTGCTAAAAATATTATTTCTTCGGGTTTAATTGCTACAGAATCTCCAAAAACAATTAAACAAGGTTTATTGCAAGATTCTTATAGAGGTTTAAGTAATACCATAAGTGGTTCGGGAAGTATTAATAATATTCCAAGATTAACAGGTTCTAAAGAACTTGGTAATAGTGCTATTAGTGATAACGGGTCTTTAGTATCATCTACAAACCCTATGGAAGTTAATACTACCAATGAAGAAAAATTTACATTTCGTGGTTCAAACAATCCTACAATTCGATTTAAAAATGCTGCAAATTCTGACCTTGCTATTTTACAGGCATCATCTGGTTTTGTAAGACTTTACAGTTTCGGAAATATTCCCGTAGTGCTTTCAACTAACAACGTAAGCGTGTTTTTCGGGCTAAGTACGTCGGTAGAAGTTGGGCGAACAGGTGGTTATGGATTACCCGGAACATTTATACATGGTTTTAATGACGTTTCCACCGATTACGCACTGGTTGTGGCACCTCTTACATTTACAATTGGTACAGCACCCCTTGTTGTAACAAATGGGGCAAGGGTAGGAATGAAAACAAACGTCCCTCAAAGGGATCTGGATGTAAACGGTGAAGTGCGAATTAGAGACTTAACTACTGATACACCAACTCGTTTTGTAGGTGCCGATGTCGATGGAGATCTTGGAGAAATTGCAACTACAGGTAATGTTAAAATTGTAGGTGGTGTAATTAATGTAGCAACAACTCTTATGAGAGAAGAATCATTTACAGCAACAGCAGCACAAACAGCATTTACAATTGCTTATTCTGCTCCTGCTGTATCAGGTACTTCAGTTCCTATTAGAGTATATAGAAATGGTGTTAGATTATTTTATGTAGCATCTGGCCCAACAATAACACAATTTACTTATAGTGGTACAACAGTTACTACTGCTGCTAACACTACAGGTGATATTATAACAATTGAATACTTAAACTAATGAATATAAAAAATATATTAATACTAATTTTAGTTTTTACAGGAATTAGTTTATCAGCACAACAACCAATTTTAATTGAAGGTGGTGTAAAAGATACTACTTTTAAATTTAATACTGTTACAGATAAATTTACAGTATCTTCTCCTTCTAATAAAGGGTTTGTAGATATTAATAAAGGAATTACAATAAATCCTGATACACTTTTAACTTCTCAAACATTCTTAAAAGTAAATGCTGCAAGAAGTAGCCCACACACCTATGCTCCTTTTGGATTTGTTGTAGACTATGCCAATAATTCAACATTACCATACAAAAATTATGTGTGGACATTTGGCCCAAATGCAGCAGGTAATACTGGTTTAGCCTTTGAGATAACAAAACCAATGGCAGCAATAAACTGGGAAACCTCGTGGGATGACGGTGGAATTCCTACGTTTGAATGGCATGAACATTGGAAACAGCCTGATAGTAGTGCAATAAGATTGAAAAGTTATACAATAAGGTATCAGAATGCATTATCCCCAACCACTAAAACTAATATTGATTTATACCATACTGCGGATGCTTTTTACGTGAAAAGTTCTGAAATATACAGGTCTAATCCAACATATTGGGGTGTGATATTTAACAAAACTACGGGTCTTTCTGAAATGTCCCTTGCAACACATAGACAGGGGACCCTAAAATTTTCCGGCTTTAAATCGGGATCAGTTAACACTTTTTTTATACAACCGTCTGGAACTACGGGAACATCGTTTTTAGATGTGACGCTTTTTGACGGATTAACACTTAACGGGCTTGGTGATGGATACACAAAAAGTACCCGTTCCCTTGTTTCTAATAATGTTGGAGCAATAACAGACCTTAGCACAGGGTCAACAATTACGATGCCGAGTAGCGGTGCCGGTAAAATAATGATGGGATCTACCAGATGGATTACTTGTGGAACCAATCAAACTTCTTTTTTTGCGGGATATGGTTCTGGCCCAACCTCTCCAACAGCATCGAATGTTGACAATATTGGTATTGGTTATATTGCACTGAATAGTCTAAGTTCCGTTTCTCAACAAAAAATTGCAATAGGGTCTTTTGCTGATCGTTATGCTACAGGAAATAACACGGTTGTTATAGGGTCTTATGCAAGAGGAAGTAATACTTTTGCATCTGCCACAAAGTATATCGCCATTGGCGATAGTGCAATGTTTAGTCCAAGTGTGAATCCATCAAATAAGTTGGTAATTGAAAACAGTCCATCCAACACCCCTCTTTTATCTGGTGATTTTAGATTAAACAGAGTAGGTATTAACACACAGAATTATTCTCCTAATTACACTTTAGATATAAGGTCTGAATTGGCTAATACTAGTCCTATTTTTTCTATTAGATCAACTACGGATAGTGCAAAAGTATTTGTAACTAATGCTACCCCTAACTCATTGTTAACTGGTAGAATTGGCGATTTAGCATTAGGTACTAATGGAGGTTTTTACTTCAAAAAAACAGGTTCTAATACTAATACAGGATGGGTAGACTTTGCGGCATTAGTTACTGAATCTACTACAATTGGAGCATTCCAATCTTCTGGTAACTCTAACGGTTTAACATTAAGTGGTACTGATATTAGATTACATGCCGCTACTGTAAGTACTCCAGGTGGTGTTAATGTTGGTTTACAAACATTTGGTGTAGGCGCAGATACTAAAGTATTTAATGGTACTGGATCTGGACAAATTACTGTTGATGGTAATACTGATAATACTCCGGCAGGTATTAACTTTACTCAACAAGGTACTGATCTTATGGGTATTGTTCATATTAATTCTTCTGATGTTGATAATGCTCGATTAAGACTTGCTTTAGAACAAGATGGTGGATTAACAGATCAGGTTACAATAGGTACTTTAAATGACAATAGGGGATTTTATTCTAGAAACGGTTTATATGAAGATGTAACTGCTGTAACAACTTCTCCATATACTGTATTATATGGTGATAGAAATATCTATTTAGATGGTATTACTATTACAGTTAACTTACAAGCAATTGGTACTTCTGCTGGTGAAACTAAAGTTGGTAGAGTTATTTATTTTTTTAATGACAATGCTACAAACGTTACTATTACTCCTAATGGTTCTGAAACTATTAATGATTCTGCATCATTAACATTGCTTCCTAATACTGGTGTAACGCTTTTAGCAGTAACAGGAACAAAATGGGTAACAAGGGATTAACAAATAAATTATTAATATTCTTAATTATTATAGTAATTGGTGGTTGTGCGAAAGGACAATCACTAATTACTATTCCCAAATGTATTATTTTTCCAGCATCCAGTTCTGTTCAATTCTGGGATGGTACAACTGTGGGTACAAGACAATTAACGGGATTTACAATTACAGGTTCTACAATATCTCCTCCATCTGCTGTAGATGGTTCAGTAACTAATGAGGGCGTATTATCTATTACAGGTAATACTCTTGTGAGTGGTGTTACATTAGCATCTAATACTTCTAGTAGCCCTACTATTAAAATTGCTGGTAGAGATGGAACTTATATTTATAAAAGTGCTACTAATGATACTATACTTATTGGTAATAATAATACCACTAATTTATTACTTAATCATTCTGCTGTAACAGTAAGTAATACAACAATGACTACTGTTAGTGGTACTTTAGTAGAACAAGAAGATGGTTTAAATGAACCATTTACAATATATCTTCATTATACTACTGGAGCAACTTCTCAAGGATTACAATTTAGAATAGTACCTTCTGGTTCTGGTACATTTTGGTATGATTATAACTTTCCAATTACAGGCGATAGAGTTAGTGGTGCTATATATAATGCTAATACTACAATTACAATTCCTTCAAGTGAATCAGGAACCAATATTGCTGTAATAAGAGGAATAGTAAAATCCTCTGCTGTAGGTGCTGGTATATTTTCTATTAACTTGCAAGTTGCAGCAGAAGATGGTTCTTCAACAATTACAACATTAACAACAGGTGTAACACAATACTAATGAAACATATCATAACACTCTTCATATTGTTTGCTTCACTCAATGTATATTCTCAAAACACAATTATTACAGAAGATGTAATAATGAATCATGATACTTTAAAGTATAAAACGGCAGAACATTTTATATCTACTAGTCCCCATATTACTACTTTAGAATTAATACCAAGAGATTACTTTTATATAGATAATATGCCTACATATAGCCCTAAGTTAGTACAAGAATCTCAAATAGAAAAACTTCAAGATGAAGTTGATGAGTTAAAAGTTCAAGTAAAAGAACTAAGTATTTTACTTAAAGAACTTTTAGATAAAAAATAATAACTAATCTTTTTGACTAAAGATTGAAATGAAGCGCATGTCACAATATCTATATAAAATATTGTTCGCCAGTAAGAATTGGTTGTTTACAATATTCGCGAGCTTTGCCTCCTTTTTAATCCCAATACAACCACTCATTATAGTTACATCATTAATTGCTTTATTAGATTGGTGGGTTAAACTATATTGCATATATAAATCACAAGGGATTCATTCTATTAAATCTAATAGAATGAAAGATACCTTCTATAAAATTTTACTATATTTTGGAGTTCTTTTTGTATTTCATACAATAGACTTTCTTTATGTTAAACCTGTTTTAGTAGATATTATTAACTATCTTAGTTTTGAAATACTAGCTAAATTCTTAGCTAAATTTTCATTAACGTCTATTGTTACAGCAATGATTCTTTTAAGAGAGTTAAAATCTATTGATGAAAACTGGCAAGATGCTTTTGGTATTTCTTATGTATTAATTATTACAGAGCGATTTTCCTGGTTACTCAAATCTAATAAAAAAGATGACACTGATATTACAAAGAACACATGAAGTAAATGATACTACTTTTGGTAAGTTATATCTTAATGACATGACGTTCTTAAATTACACATTAGAGGATAAGGTTAGAGAAGTTAAAATTAAACATCAAACTGCTATTCCAGCAGGAACATATCAAATTATAATTAACAGGTCGGAAAGGTTTAAACAGTTAATGCCGTTATTATTAAACGTACCTAATTTTGAAGGTATACGTATACATAAAGGAAACTTTGCAGACCTTGAAACGTTCTTAAAAGAAGTATCTTTAGGAAAGAATATTTTAACCAACGATAAAATTAGAATTAATATTATATGACACCAGAACTAATAAAAATAGATACTTTGCGTAGAAATAGAAAAGGTTTATTAGGTGAAGATAAGAAAAGTTCTTTATATAATACTTGGAGAGCAAGAGTTTTCACGCAAAAAGGCAAGGATGCTGGTTTTCCAGACATTTGGAAAACTTTTCAAGGGTTTAAAGAAGATATTCCAGCCGGGTTTGTTGAAGGAATGATTCTAGTAAGAAAAGATTTATTACTTCCTTTTTCTAAAGAAAATTGTATGTGGATTTCAAAAGATCAACAAGGATCAATGAGAATGGCAACATTTGAATATAATGGTATTACTAAAACTTTAGTAGAATGGTGTGAAGAATTTAATCTAAATTATCAGGGTGTTGTGCAGCGTAAAATTAGAAACAAAAATTATACTGCTGAAGAAATTCTTTTTGGAAAAGTCCGTAAACCTAAAAGAAAATTAACTGATATTTTAGATTTAGAATATCAACAGCAAAGAGACAAAATAAGTAGAATGTTATCTGCATATAAGAACAGGGATCAGAAAAGAGGATTTGATTTTAATCTTGATCGAGATTTTCTTAATGATTTAACTTCTAAACCTTGTACATATTGTGGTGATACTAAACTTATAGGTGCTGATAGAATAGATAATTTTAAAGGCCATACTAAAGATAATGTATTACCATGTTGTTTTACTTGTAATGTTACAAGAGGAGATCAGTTTTCTGTTGAAGAAATGAAACTTATAGGTAAAACAGTTAGATTAATAAAAGAAAATAGATAATATGATAACTATCAGCAAGAAGGAACTTTTGACGAAATATGGGATAGATTTAGACAAGGGTCAATACACAGTTGAAAATCTTGGAGATAAGTATAAAATAAATACTTTACAAGATAATACAAGTGGCTGTATATTAATCGGAGATCAAATTACAGAAAAAGGTTTATTATATTCTACAACAGCATATCAAAGATTGTATGATCTTTTATATAATAAGTTAAAAACAGATAAGGTGTTTATTAGAATAGAGGATATTCCTAAACCCTTACCTGTAATTCCTAAGCCTGTAGAATTACCAAAAGAAGTTATATTACCTACAATTGTAGTTACTCCTGTGAAAGTTGAAACTCCTATTGTAGTACAACCTGTTATTAAACAACAGAAAATAAACTGGATAATTAAATTCATAAACATAATTAAACAATGGATAAACAATTAGTACAAAAATTTGCATTCGCCAATCTTGATGTGGTTGGTACAGACATTCTTCCTTTGATTGGAGATGACTTTGCTAAACAAGCTGCCTTAGTAGGCTTTAACAAAATCAAAGAAACTATTGCTGTAGTTTTGGATGAAGATCCAAATAACAAAGAACAGTTGAATTTGATTTGGGGTAAGATTACTTCTGATCCTCAATTGTTAGAACTTGTAAGAGTGGGTTTGTTACAAGCAGCTACCGCAGTTAATGATGAAACTGTTAAAACAGGATTAACTCTTTTAGTAGAACCTTTGATGAAAACATTGAATGCTGTACAAGATGATGTTAAACCTAATGGTGAGCAAATTAAACAAGTTTGGTTAGACTTTATTAAGTCTCCTGAATTCATTGCTTTCTTACTTTTAAATGCAGAAGAAGTAATTAAGCTTGTAATTAAAAATGATAACCTTGAGAAAATCATTCTCAATATTATCAAACTCTTTCAAAAATGATAGTAACAATTAATTCAACAGCAACTCTGTTAACATTTACACAGGAGCAGTTGGATATTGCGTACCCATTAACAATGGTATTGAGTAGGGAGTATGGTTGTAATTCAACTGTACTTCCTATCAGTACTGCTGCTATAGCAATTTCCGATAATACAATTGTGATAGATTTAACAAGAATGTATGGAAATGATACAACAAAGGTCAAATTTGATGACGGTGTATATAAGTTTACACTCACGTTTGCTTACCCTTCGGGTTCTCCAGGAATAGATAATAGTGTAAGTTCTACAAGCTGCTTTGTTGTTGACTATGATCTAAAGTGCAAGTTATTAAATGATAACGATTCTAGTAAACTAGATTTATACAAAACCATGTTTTTCGCAGATGACTGTGATACATGTAATTGTTCCCACCTTTGCACTATTTACAATCACCTTATAGAAAATAATACTACAGATGGCACTAAGGACTGCGGATGTAACTAAATTAAAATGTATTGTTTTTGGATCCAATGTTCAGCTAATTGATGCTGGTAACTATGGTATCAATTGTAATAAAACGTTGATTGAAGAAACAATCAGTAAAGGACAATTTCTTTTAGATTTACTTAATTTGAGTGTAACTGTTTGTAAGCAGTTGGAATGTGAAGTTCTAGCATTCATAGAGAATAAATCTCTATATTGTCTTGAATGTACTGCGCCTTGTATTAGAGAGGTGACAGTAGAAGGCGTGTAACAAAACTTTAAATAATGATAGAAAATTTAAAAAAGCATTTAATGTCTGAAGGAAAAACAGGCAGTTGGTTAGAATTAGCCAATCAATTTAACATTCTACCTGACGGTAGTAACAAACAAAAGTCTGATAAAGTAAGAAAGATTTTTAATTCTTTATCTCCTACTGTGTATGTAACTGATAACAGTCTTCCTGGAAAAGCAAGTACAACTTTTAGAATTAAACTAGATCGTGATTGGGATACCTATGAAGAATGGGCTAAAACTAAATTACCTGAACCTAAGAAAACTAATGGTATTCATATAGTATTAGGTTGTGTACACGTACCATATCACAATAAAGAATTAATGGTTAAGTTGGTATCATTCATTCAAGATAACGAATCTAATATTGTAGGATTCCATTTAATTGGTGACTATTTAGATTTAAAATCGTTGAGTTCACATGATGACAAAACTATTGATAAATCAGGTTGGACATTAGGTAAAGAGTATGAAGCTGGTAATCTAATCTTAGATATGTTTGATTCTATTCTTCCAAAGAATATTGATAAAACGTTTATCTATGGTAACCATGAAGATAGATATTTCAGATATGTTTCCAATATTAAGAATTATAAAACTGGTGATGCTATTGCTTCTCCTACTCAAGCATTAAAACTTAATGAAAGAGGATATACTGTTTATGAGAATTGGAAAGAAGATTGCGTACAGATTGGTAAGTATCAAGTATTTCATGGAGTGTATTGTACGACGAATTCATGTAAAACCCATGTGGATAAACTTAGACAGTCATGTATGTTTGCTCATACTCATAGAATTGGTGAACACTTTGAAGGACAACTTCATGGTATAAACATTGGTACTTTAGCAGATATGCATTCTGAAGGTTTTAGATATCTTTCTAGAATTGAAAGACAGTCTTGGAACAATGGATTTGGTATTATTAATGTAAATGGTAATGATAGTCAAGCTGAATTAATCGTATGTAATAATAACAAATTCTTTTATGCTGGAAAACAATATTGATTTGTGTGCTAAGTTAAATCACTATTTCAAGGATATAACTTATAAAGATTCTATTCATACTTACTATAAAGGTGATAAATCTAAAATGGTTTCTGTCACTCAATTCTTATCAAGTATTAAGAATAAATTTGATAGGGAATATTGGTCAGTATATAAGAGTTATGAATTTAGTGGTTTATCACCTAAGTATAATTGGAGAGATAATCAGAATAGAGTAATTACTCTTGAAGATGGAACTTTAATTAATTTAACCGACGATCATTCTACTAATAGTGTAACTCCTGAAATGGTATTAGATCAATGGAGTATTGATAATGTTACGGGTACTACTAGAGGTTCTTATATACATGATTATCTTGAAGCTAGAGAATCAAGACTTTTAGATCTTCCAAAGATTCCATTTATCAATCAGTTAAATACTATTCAAACTGTTAAGTTTTATCAGTCCTTAAATGTTGGTAAAGAATTAGCTGATAAGTATTTAGAATCTATTAGAGATTACTTAACTCCAGTAGCTATGGAATTTGTAGTAGGTTCTGTTAAGTTAAATATTGCTGGTAGGTTTGACAGACTTTATTGGAATTCCAGAGATCAGGAATATCAGATTTGGGATTTTAAAACAGATAAAAAGATTAACTATTCTTCTAAGGACAAAGTTAAGATTTTTAATCTGTCTGATTGTGAGTATACTAAGTATTCACTTCAAACATCATTCTATAAATATATTATAGAATCTGAAACTGGTGAGCAATTAGGCAGTTCTTATATTGTTCACTTTGATATAAAAAACAATGATTGGAATATTATCAAATGTTCTGATTATACTAATCTAATTAAAGAGAAAGCCAATGAAATCAGTTGGTCTACTCTAATCTGAAAACTGAATTATGAAATCAGTACGGACAACATGTATCTAATATACGTGGATTACTAAATCAATATACAAGAACTTCCGAGCCTTATACAGATCAATTTCTGTATGAGGTTCTTTCTATTTCCAGAGCAACCATTCTTAAGCAAAGATTAGATAGTTTTAAAGCATTATCTTCTGATAATTGGTATAGAATTTGTATTTCATTAGAACAGACTAAAAGTCATAACTGTTCTTGTGTACCTAATTATCTGGAATGTAAAGTTTTAAGAACTACTCAAAAGATACCTCAAGTATTATCTAGTAGGAATAAAGCTAAGGTAGAAATAAGTCTTTTAAACGGAACTAGAATAAATTTAGTTACTGAAGCAGAATGGTTAGTTATTAAACTTAATGAATATAAAGCAAGAGAATATTATGCATCTAATGTTAATGGTTATATCTATTTCTGGAACTTACCCTTAAATCTTAAGGTTGTTCAGATTAATGGATTGTGGGCAGATATGTCTGGTATTGCTAATATTAACTGTAATGATAGTATGATGACTACTCCTTGCTTTGATATGTTAGAACAAGATTTTCCTTTAGATGAAGAATTAGCTGATCCAATTTATACTAAAGCTATTCAATTATTAAATATTCCATTACAATTAGTATCTGATAAAACAAACGATAATAATGAAAGCATCAAATAAAAAAAGATGTTTGGCAGATATTTATCTTAAAGGTTATCCATACAAAAAGAATTATCCTTTTGATCCTAAAACAATCCCTCAACCCTATATTAAGAAAGAAGAAGTAAGTTCTCACCAATATGCTACTGACTATCATTTGTTCAAAGATGTGGTACATGGTTATTTAGATTACATTACTGAAAACTTAATTGAAGGTAATGCTTGGAGATTAGATTTTGGTCTTGGAGAAATTAGAATTAAAAAAGTTCCTATTAAGTTTCTTAGGGAAAGAATTATCAAAAAAAGGATTGATGATAAACTTTATTTTAGAAATAATAATGAGGGTAACTTCTTCTTAACTCCAAGATGGCATAGAAGATCTATTCAAGTTAAGTTAGTATACAACTGGATATTTCAAGTATCCAGAAGCGTAATTAAAGAGTGTTACGTTAGAGGTTCAAAAGATTATACACATTTATATAAATATCAAGATATATGACAGAATTTGTTTCAATCAAATCACTGTTGTCTACAGTTCCTAAAGTATTACTTCAAGAGTCAGAACAGTCTGACTGGTTGTATTGGTTTAGAGAAGCTTTAAGATTACTTCCTTCTATTACTGCTACTGAAGCAAAAGTAGAAATATTTGAATTAACAGAATCCAAGTTTCAATTACCTAAGTATGTTAAGACTATTAATTCTGTTAAATACTTAAGTCAGGATCCTAGTGAAGAAGATTTAACTTCTTATAATGAATGCTTATGTGCAGAACCTGAATCTGAAGATATTATCCCACAGGTTTGTAAGCCACAGATTTATTACAAGATGTTTATTGACTCTCCTTACTATCAACATAACTATGCGTTACTTAGATATGCTGGTTCTGACAAAAATATGTTTTGCAAGAATTGTCCTAATCTAACATGTGATAATACCTTAAATTTTGTTCTCACAAGAGAAAGAATGTTATATACTAATTTTGATGCAGGCTTCTTATGTATTGATTATGACCAAGAAGTTTGTGATGAATCTGGTAATATTATGATTCCTGATATTGAAGAAGTACAACAGTTTTTAGTTAAGTTTGCAATCATGAGACATCTTGAAGAAAGACAGTTTGCTAAAGAAGAAGGGATGAGAAATATGTATCAGGACTATAAACAAGAGTCTGAAATCTGGCTTAGAAAAGCTAAGAGTACAATTTTATTTAAGCAACTTAATCCTCATACTATTCAAGGTATTACTGAAGGATGGTTTAAGAGATTAATTAAATTACCTAGTATATATGTCTACGAAAGATAAATCTGTAACATTTCTAAATGTAGACGGCCTAAATAAAGATTCAACATTTAGTAATGAGAAACAAATCACATTTGCTCTTAATGCTATTAGAGATAGTCATGAAGGTGGTAAACCAGAATATCAATCTGAACCTGGTAATGAGTTAGTACAATCTTTACCTTCTGGTTATGTCTTATTAGGACATACTTATGGACAGAATAATACTGTTTATTTATTTAGTACTAATAGTACGTTGTCAGAAATTGGTAAATTTAAAGAAGGTAGATATACTACCCTTGTTAATGCCAACTTAGGATTCAATAGACAATATCCTATTACAGCAGAGTTTAGAATTAAGAATGGCTGTGATCCTGTAATTTATTGGTTTGACCATTTAAATCCTGATAGATTCTTTAATGAGAATAGACCAGAAGATTTTCAAACTACTGGTGTATTTGATCCTAATAAATTTAGAATGGTTCCTACTGTTCTTCCGCCATCTATTGATTTAAATCAAGTTAATAATTCTGGTGGTAGTTTACAATTAGGATCTTATTACTTTCAATTAGAGTATTTAGACAATGCTGATAATCAAGTTTATGTTTCTGATATTACCCCACAAGTAGTTATTTATGATGAGGCTTTAAATAGTCCATATTATAATATTGATGGTGGTTTAAATACTCCACAATATGATCCTGCTATTGGTGGTGTACCAGCAACTAACAAGTCTATTACTTTAACATTTAGTAATCTAAACACATCATTTA